TCACCGCTAGAAGGGTTCGGGAAAACATACAACGTTCCCAGGGTTTCGCTAGGTTGGTAGTAAATCATCTTGGCCCACGGACCACTTAGCTGCTTGATGCCTAGCGATTCGTACTCTTCCAAGCTAAGAATTGACACGGGGTAATCCAGATAGCCGCCCGATCCGCTAGCAGATACACGCACAAAGGCCGATTCGATTGTCAAAGGGCGCTCGTAATAGGCCGTAATCGTGGTGCTGGACGCGGTTTGGGAGCTGCTAACGGTATATGTACCGCCTTCGTTTACGTTGCCACCAGCGCCCGTATTAAAGCCCACAATGGTCGTTCCAGCGGTAATGCCTGTGCCGCTTAGAGTCATGCCCATAGTGATCGCGCCAGCTGTAACGCCGTTAGCTGGGACGGTTAGGGTTGTGCCTGAGATCGATCCCGTGAAAGTAGCCCCGACCGATCCGCCTGGTCCAAGGGTGTATTGCACGGTGTTTTGGACGGTTTGGAAAATGATTTCGGTCTTATAGAAAACCATCATGTTTTCGTTAGACCATTGGGCGCACAAGTCATTCAGCATATCGAATGCGTCCTGGGCAGCGTCCGCGGACGGGCTTTCCCCAGCTTCTAATGCACCAATATCTTTTAGCGATCGGGTAATTATGTCGTAGGGGGTTGTCATTTATTTAAACCTTTGGCACGAATTTCTGTGGCAACCAAGGGGCAACAACAACTCGATCCCCCTTAAGGGTTGCTAGCTGTTCCTCTAAACGTGATTTTATTAAATTTATGCCTTCTTGTGTAGTTTCTTTTTCGATCCAGGCTGCCACATCCGCTTCGGTGACTTCATGGAACGGCGTTTTGACGATCTTATCGCTAAACCACCAATTTCCTTCTGTTTCTACAATGCAGCCTTCATCTTCGGCGGTCACATGATATTTGGCGTGGGTAATCACCCCGTCATCTGCAGAAATTTCCAATATTTTCCATGTGTGGGTAGTCATATTAAGCCTTTGGATATTTAGCCTTAACCGCTTGGCAGTCGACTATGTATTTGTCAATCTGTGCTTGGTCACCTTTGGCTATACCATCCAAATAGTCAGTAAACGGGGGATATTCCGCTTGGCGTTTTATTGCATAAGATATTTGGGACAAACGTATTTCTTCTGCAACTTGTAAAGCACTAATTTCATTTGCTGTTAAATCAATTTTCGTGGTTTCACCAGTTTGAACATTTACTACGATTCTGTGTGTCATGTTGTTTACTCGTAAAGAATGTTAATTGAGCCAGCGTCAAATGTTGCTGTGCCACCAATAGTTGTTAATCTGACGCGGTCAAGTGTTCCAGATAAAGTTACTACACCAGCCCCAAAATGGACTTGCCCTTGTATTGGCGCATCTGCCATCGTGGAAGAAAAAACCCATTGATTTGAACCAAATGAACAAATTGTGGCGTTTCCTGAAAAAGCCGCACTACTACCACTACCTCGATTTATTGGGAATCCTGTTGTGACATTTCCCGAATCTGTGCTTGGGGCAATAAAAGCATTTCCTGAGGTATATCCAGATGTTGTAACGCTACCAGCCCCAACTTGCAAAATAAGAGTTTGTGAAGAGGAATTTTGAGAAACAACATTAAACATCACAGTAATCCGTTTAACCCAAGATGGAATAGAAGTGAAATCAATGCTTGTACCTGATGTAGTTGCAACCGAAGTACCAGAAGTAATTGCACCACCTTGATACGTTCCAGATAGTGAAGGCGAATCGCCACTAAGAACTAATGCCATTTAAGTCACCTTTAAATCCCTAAGTTGTGCAGTTGTTGTGCAAGCATCGGCTAGGCTAGTAATATTGCGTAATCTAGTCTTTTCAGCCACGATAGCCGTTGTATCAGCGTTAGATTCTTGCGCCCGTTGGAACAATACATCCTGTACCGCCAGCAATGGTGCGCGTTCTGCGCGAAGTCTTGTCTTAGTCAATGCTTTGGCTTTGGTCAGATTAACTGATACTGTGCCGTTGCTAAGTTCCCATGCGTCAAAGAAGTCGTTATCTGCTTGGGGCAGTTCTGAGTCTTGAACAATGATGGAAGTGCTTGGCGTGTCTTTGGCCTTGACTGCTTGAATATCAAGTTCGCCCGTTGGAACGCATACCGATACACCACCGTTGTCGTTTGTGAAGATGATTACTTGTGCCATTTTGTTTCCTTTAAATTATCTAAATACTGCTACTGAACAAAAAGCGGCATCTGTTTGTGAAAAACCACCGTCTGTTGTAATAAATCTGTACGCAGACGTTGTTGGGGAACTAGTAAATGGCCCCATAAAAAAACCTCCACCACTTGTACTTGGTACGGCTGAACCAACAGCACAATAATTTGCATCAGTCATAGCATTTGTAAAATTTATAGTGTAATTTCCAGCCGAATTTCTAGTGACAGAGGATACATTGTAAGAAGCACCAATTGTTACTGTTGTTACTCCATTAAATCTTACCCATGCCTGTGCATTAGTATTTACACCATTACTTTGAATGTTAAGAATCCCACTAGTGTCTGCTGTTTGAACCAGACCAGTTGATGTTGATGCGTTTATTGTTGTGGTCATGGTTTGCCTTTATGAACAAAATACCGCAACAAAAACAGAATTTACAGTTTGTGCTGTTCCATCATAAAAAACACAACCAATTCTTACTGAAGTTGTTAAAAGGGCTGTTCTTGATGGATTTATAGACCTATTTGTTGATAATGTTCCGTCAGCAACCGATTCTAAAGCGTTGCCAACTACTACATAATTTGCATTAGGCATCGCAGTTGTGTAATTTACAGTCCAATTTCCAGTTGCATTTGCAGTAACAGAAGATACATTAAAAGAACCATTTATAGTGCCAGATGTATTTCCATTCCCGCCTTGATAATTTACCCATGCTTTAGCAATACCCGTAATTCCATTTTGAGTGGCTAATACTCCTGTGCTTGCAGTTATCGTGTCTACATTAATTGTTCCGTATGGCATCTTTTTTTTCCTACAAAACTACCCAGCGACTACCACTTGAGATAGTTACCGAAACACCGCTAGACAGGGTTATTGGGCCAGCACTCATAGCACTATTACCGCTTGCAATCGTATAACTCACGCCGACTGTTTGGCTGTTTACTTGTAATCCATTACTAGCAATTTGAATTGGCGAAGTTAATTCGCCCGTACTTGGGTTGTATTTCAGTTTGGTAGAACTGACATTTGCGGATGTAATCGAGCCAGATGTAGCGCTTGTAAAAGTCAAATAGCGCGTGGCATTTGTGGTTGTATCGTCTGTAATCGTGATGCCAGAAGATGCCGCCGCCGCCCATGTAGGCACACCAGCCGCTAAAGTCATTACATAGCCATTAGTTCCAGCCGCCAAAAATGTAGTCGCGCCAGAGCCAGTTTGGTAAGGTACAGAGCCATTAGCCCCGCCAGCCAAATTTGTTGCCGTGGTTGCACTTGTTGCGGTTGCTGCGTTTCCGCCAATGGATAAGCTGTTTGCAGTTCCAGTTAGTCCCGTGCCCGCGCCTGTGAAGCTGGTTGATGTAAACACCCCCGTAGACGGGTTAAATTGCAGCTTGGTTGAACTAACAAATTCGGTTGATAGGTTGCCCGTGGTTTGGTTCGCATATAGCGGATAACGCGCTGCATTAGTTGTTGTGTCGTCCGTGACGGTTGCATAAGCAGCTGGTGTAGACCAGGTTGGGGCACTTGTACCATTAGAAGTAATTACTTGGCCTATTGAACCCGTTGAACCCGCCAGGGCAATAGTTGAAGAAATATCGATGGTTGTTACTTTTGCACTTGCGGCGGTTGTTGCGCCGATCGTCATGTTATTAATTGTGCCTAATGTGGCTGGATTAATTGTTAACGTTCCCGTTCCAGTTGGGGCAATTGAAATTGTGAAATTTGCGGGGTTCATATTAAATGCCCCGTCTAGAGACAAGATATTGCCGCCACCAACACCCCATTGCAAAACCGATGTTGCGCCGCTATTTCTTAAAGCCCCGCCACCAGAACTGCTTGCATCAAAACTGCTGCCAACAAATTTTGTAGTTGCCGTAATGGTTGTGCCTGTTATTGTGTTTGGCGTTGTGCCACCAATAACGGGCGGGCTGGACAAGTCCAAAGTGCCACCCAAAGTTAGGCTGCCTGTGCTGGTAACTGTTCCGCTTAACGAAATTCCAGAAACCGTGCCCGTTCCGCTAACCGAAGTCACGCCTGTAGCTGCAGCGTTTGCCCAGGATGGGACACCCGATGCCAGGGTTAAAACTTGACCGTTTGTGCCAGCTGCCAGGAATGTAGTGGTTGAAGTGGTGCTTTGATATGGCAGCGATCCAGTAGCACCACCCGCAATGTTGGTTGCAGTTGTGGCGGTTGTGGCGCTAGTCGCTGTAGCTGCATTGCCCCCAATAGATAAACCGCTTGCTGTGCCCGTTAAATTTGTTCCTGGTCCGCTGAAATAAGTGTTAGCTGTAACTATCGTGCCCGTGATGGCTGCAGCAGTTGTTGCCCCGATTGTTGTGCCGTTGATTGTGCCGCCAGTAATAGTCACCGCGCTTGCGTTTTGCGTTGACATTGTGCCCAAGCCAGAAACCTGGGCGTTTGAAATGGCGATCGATGTGTTAGTGACCGAAGTAACTTGCCCGCTGGCGTTGGTTACAAACACGGGGACAGATGATGCCGACCCGTATGTTCCAGCTGTGCCCACGGGCGTAATGCTAAATACTGTCCCTGTTAAGG